GTCTTGAACCGAAACTCAAACATAAGCCGGCATTCAAGAACCGCGGGCAGGTCATTGCTTACTATGCGGTTGTTCACATGAAGGACGGTGGCTACTGCTTCGAGGTGATGAGCAGGGACGATGTGGAGGCCTTCGCAAAGGCAAAATCCATGGGTTACGGCAGAGGCCCATGGCAGACAGATTTTGACGCCATGGCAAAGAAGACACTGGTTAAAAAGGTTTTAAAGTATGCTCCGATTTCCACAGATTTCATGCGGGCGGTATCTACCGACGACACCGTTAAGGATGTATCGCCGGATGATGATATGAGCGATGTAATCGACCTCCCGGCGGAAGATGTGACAGTGGAAGATGTACCGGAAGGTGTAGATCCGGAGACGGGAGAAATAAAGAAATGAAAGACAAGAAAATCAAAAAGCTGATAAATAAGCTCAGTGCTGAATGCTCCGATGTGGTCCTTTTCCTGCATGCGAAGGATGAACACCAGTTCACAATGGCGGGGCATTGTACCACTAAGAACTTTCTCCCTGAAATAGCCATACAGGCCATCAAGATGCACTCCGAGAGAGAAGAGATTGACCCTGTATTCATACTCCTGAACATCATCACGAGTATGGTGGATCAGGGAGATATAGACAGAGAGCAGTTTAAAAAGAGCTGCCAGTTTTTCACGAATATCGATAAGGCGATAAAGACTAATTGAGTATTTTAAGACGGCCACGGGCTGAACGATTCAGCCCTTCTGGCTATCTATAGGAGGTGTAATGAATGGCCGAGGGGTGGATAAAACTGTACAGAAGGCTGTTCGAGCATCCGGTATGGCTGAACAGCAGTCTGCAGACTAAAGCAGTGTTAATGGCCATTCTTGGGCACGCCAGAAATAAAGAAATTTCATGGGACTTTCATGGAGACTTGATTACTTTAAAGCCAGGCCAATTGCATGTTACTTGGAATAAGTTAATCGAATGGGTAGGGAAAGGAGCAACCCGCCAAGGAATTAGATGTGCTTTGTCTAGATTAGAAAGAATGGATTTTATAACCCAGACAGCAACCCAGGAGGGAACCCTCATAACCATAGTAAATTGGGGAAAATTTCAGGGTCGAGAAGAAACAACAACCCAAGGAACAACCCACCAACAACCCACTAACAACCCAGTAACAACCCAAGAAAATGCGATTTACAACCCACAAAAGAAGAACTCCTTTAAAGAAGAAGGTAAGAAGGTAAGAATAACCCCTATAGTCCCCTTTAAGGAATTCTCTGGGGATAACACAGAACTCTATGAAGCTCTGATTGGATGGGCGGAGATGCGTAAGAAAATTCATAAGCCGTTAACCGAAAGGGCAGTGAAACTTTCACTTGCTAAGCTGCAGAAGCTATCCGGAGGCAATGAAAGGGTAATGGTGGACATAGTCAACCAATCTACCATGAATTCCTGGCAGGGTTTATTCCCTCTGGATAAGAGGAAGACTCAGCGTGAAGATCCTATGGCAGATACAAGGGATTTTTATAATGCCATTATCGAAGGAAGGGGGAGATTAGATGGATAAGCGTGCAACGGCGCTGTCTATGATTCAAATGGCCTGGCCGAAATTCACTTCGGCGCAAGGATTGTTCTATGATAAGCAGCTCAAAGATATCCCGGATGAACTGTTATTCAGCGCCATAGACGCACTAACTAAGGAGTCCCCCTTCCTGCCATCCATTGCAGAAATAAGAGACAGGGCGCGGTCCTTATATAAGTCGGCTGCGGGAATTCCTGAACCGGATGCAGGGAAGGCATGGGGTGAAGTCGTGAAGGCCATTTCGCACGTGGGGATGAACCGCTTCCCAGAGTTCAGTGATTCGAGAACGGCGGAAACCGTCCGGAGGATGGGGTGGAAAGATATTTGCCTTGCCCCAGCCGACAGCACATCCACTCTCCGGGCACAGTTTCTGCGGATGTACAGAGAAGTGGCAGAGCGGGAAGAAACAACACGAAAGAACAATGTGGCATTATCCGACGGTTCAGTAAAGAATCTGATTTCAAACATTGCAAACCATAAGAGACTGGAATAACGATAAATTAAGGAGAAGATTAAAATGTCAGAATTAGCAGAGAAAATCATCAAAAAGAAATTTGAATGTTGTAACAGTGATGCAGATGACTTTAAGACGGAGGACGAATTAACCGTAACAATCACTCTGCACGAATACAGAGAGCTTGTTAAAGCCAATGCGGTTAGTGATAGCGAGTTGTTGGCGGCTAGAGATAAAAATTGGGAGCTGCATCGTGAGTTGGATAAGGCAAACGAAACAATCAAAAAGCTCAAAGAAAAAATTATACAGCTTACTACTGGTGGTGTTGAAGAATCTGATGAACTCGGCATCGAAATTATGGAAGAAGAAGAAGGAGACGCTTAATTATGAATTCAGTACAAGTGCTGGGAAACCTGACACGAGATCCACAGATTAGAGTTACCAAGACAGGACGCGCAGTAGCATCCTTCAGTGTTGCGGTAAATCGTTCTTATACCACTCCACAGGGCGAAACCAGAGAGTCGACAGAGTTCGTCAATGTAGTAGCCTGGGGCGGTTTGGCTGAATCCGTAGGAAATCAGCTGAAGAAGGGGACACGTGTATTTGTAGAAGGTCGCTATTCAACCAGAAACTATGAGGCACTAGACGGCTCCAAGCGTTATGTAACCGAAGTGGTAGCCAACCTTATTGCCATCCCACTCCAGACTAAGAACACAGGGAATAATATCAGCCAGGCAAAAGGCGACTTCAGTCAGTTCGGCACAATGGAACCGGACACAGGTGCTAGATCCGATACATCGGAGCAGATACCGTTTTAAGGAGGATGAAATGATTAGACTTGGGGAGCTTTTGAAAGTGATTGACCTGGATGGTCCGTCTATTGGCGTATACATTGACACCTCACCGTATATGGCCCGTCGGATTGATGAGGAAAAACTTCCGGATTATTACGATAGAGAAGTTATGCAGATTCTGTTCGACACGACAGAAATTGATTATGAAAACTATCAAGCGGATTTTTTAGTAGAAGTAAAAATCGCAGGGCCAATGCTGGAGGAAGATAAAAAATGGAAAAGACAACATTAAAGCAGATTATCGCAGGGACAGCAGTAATGACTGGCACAACCCAGAAAAAGACAGAGGAAGTAATCAGGGCCTTCATTGGGGAGCTTCAGCTTCACCTCTGTAAGGGGAGATCAATCACAATTCTGGGGTTCGGAACGTTTAAACCGGTTCATCGTGCTGAAAGAACCGGACACAATCCCTCTACTGGAGAAAAAGTTTTAATCCCTGCGAAGGACACGGTAACGTTTCATGTTTCTCAGAAGTTCAAGGACACCCTCAATGGCTAAAGGATTCAATTTATGGAGATACTGGGAGGCCTATAAGATGGCACACCCCGAAGCAAGACAGGTGCTGGAATGGCAGGAGAGATACTACAGTACAGCAAAGGAGGAGACTATACTTACCGCTGAAGAAAGATTGGTTAAAAAGGCAATGAAAGCTCTGGATGTTAGAACGCCCATGAGCGTTAAGTGGAGCCTGTATATGCAAGAGTATGATCCAACACTGGCAGATTCTTGGGTTGAAGAGCGTGTACACGTGCTTTGCCCACGATGTGAATCGGCACTGTACGATTTTTCATCAGATAAATTAGGTGGAATTTTAGATGAGGTAAGAATCAATCATTATCTGTATGAATGTATGGGCGAAATGCATTTTTGCCCAAATTGCGGGCAGAAATTGAGCTGGAAGCATGCGGAGGAGGTATGAACAACGAAAGGAACACACTCATGTATGTGAGCCCATCCGGTAAGCTTTACAGGCCAGGCAAAGAACCATATAACTGGATGGCATTAGCTCTTGGACAAGAAAATTCATGGAGGAAACAACTAATGGCTAAAATAATCAATTTTACAGAGTTCGTAACAGGGAAATTCGCTGAACTTTCCAATAAATTTCAGCGTAAGCATGACCAGTACAAGGGCAGCGGTGGAGAACTGGCTAATTTCCGCACAGGAGCCCTGCTTAAGTACGGTAAAGCGGATATGGAGTCCATGTATGAGACCCTTAAGGACTACATGCGGAAGCATGTGTCCTACATGGAGACACATGGCATTGATGGATGTTCGCTTGGTGACAGCTTGGGAGACATCGCCGTTTACTGTGTCATTGCCATGTACATGCGGGAATGCTATATGCAGGACCAGCAACGTGAGGCGTGAGCATGCAGTTTGTAGTTAAAGGCAAACCGCAGGGAAAGGCCAGACCACGATTTTCTCCTCGTAGTCATACGATTTATACTCCATCCAAAACGACGGCCTATGAACGGATCATAGCGCTGGAATTTAAAACCGCCGGAGGCAAGTGCCTACCGGCAGGGCACTATGTAGCCGTGGATGTATTGGCCTTTTTCCCGATTCCTAAGTCCTACAGCAGGCACAAACGGCAAGACTGTATAGATGGGAAAATCAGGCCGGACAAGAAGCCGGATGCCGACAACATTTTGAAGGCCGTTTTGGATGGGCTTAACGGGTATGCATACGACGATGACAAGCAGATTGTCGAGGCTATATGCAGGAAGTACTACACAGGTGACGAGGAAGGCTATATATGGGTAGCAGTGAGAGAAGTAAATACCGCAGGAGGACAAAATGACGAAGGAAAATAAAGAGTTTTATATGTCGAAAATCAATGGAATAAGAGAGTACCTGGCATTCGTTGAACAGGCCTATCTTGACGAAGAAGGGAAGATAGAGATGTTTGAGTATGGCAAGGCCATTGGATGCCTGGACGCCATGGAGAACGTGCTGAAGGAGGAACAGGATAGTGATTGACTACATTTTAGGGGCGTTTAGTGGTGGATTTCTGGTGTTCATGCTGATGAGCATATTCACTGGCCGGACAGCAGTGAGACGCGAAAAGGATAAGGAGCTGGAAGCACCGAGCTATCATCCGGATATCTATCGGGATATTGACGATGATTGGGAGTTGTAATATGACGGTCAAGGATTTTCTGAAGGATGTATACAAGCAGGGGGTGTACCTCCGGACGCTTAAGGCCACTAAAGAAAAGCTTCTGGAGGATATAGCCTCCCCCAAGGCCATGGCCTATGATGACGTGAAGGTGGACTCCTCCACCAAGTCAGACCTATCTGATAAGCTACTGCAGATTTACGCAGAACGAGACAGGCTGAGCGACAAGATCCTGAAGGCCATGGCGGAGGTGCTGGCACGCAAGAAGAAGGCTATGGAGCTTATTAACCAGCTGACTTCCTATGAGGAAAGGGTGGTGCTTATGGAGCATTATCTGAACTGTAGGGAGTGGGAAGAAATAGCGCAGACCATGAGCTATTCCGTGTCACGTGTCTATTTTTATCACGGCATGGGACTGCAGGAACTCCGCATGCTGACAGGTGACGTCGTAGTTTTCGAGGATTCAGGCGAAAACGAAAGACAGTAGTAAAAAATAATTTTACCTGTGTTAAAATGGTATTGTGGAAATGAGCGAGACGGGATGATTCTCGTGATTGACCTCCTTAAGCGTTTTGACGGGTACCGTACAAACCCGTCACCATAACGCATTTTATACACAGGACCTGATGAGGGTCCTTTTTTGTTGGAGGAAATGATGCACCGGATTTGTACTATCTGCGGAAAGTCACATCCAGTTGAAAAGAATCTGGAACGCATCGAAGAATTTATATATAGCGTGAATAAAGCGTGAGATACAGGAAATGAAGGATAAGGATTTTCCTACAAAAAAGACCTTGACAGGGGTCCTTTTTTATTGCCTGAAAGGAGGAATTTCAGTGGAAAGGAGGTGGGCATGGCAGAAAAGAAACTTACAGTAAAGCAGAAAAGATTTGTAGAAGAGTTTATAAATGTTGGCGAATATGTTGAGGCAGCTCGTAGGGCTGGATACACAGAAGCCTCCGCTAACGATGCGCCTAATTGGCTGAACCCCAAAAAACACCAATTCAAACCATACTTGAAAAAGGCCATTGCCTCCCGCCTGAAGGAACTGGAATCCAAGAAGGTAGCCGATGCGAAAGAAGTGATGCGCTTTCTTACATCTGCGATGCGTGGGGAACTGCAGGAAGAAGTAGTTGTAGTAGAAGGAACGGGTAGCGGATTCAGTGAAGCTCGCACATTGCATAAGCAGTTATCGGCACGAGATAGGCTGGATGCAGCAAAACAACTGGCTAAGCGGTACGCACTTGACACGCCTGGTAATGATAGTACTGAGCCTGTCATAATCACTGATGATGTTCCTGACACGGAGGTTAAGAGCCATGCAGATCGGTATTAAATCTTTGATAGCCCCCGTTTTCTGGAAGACGCACAATCAGATTAAAAATCATACTTACACACATTATTGGTTGCCTGGTGGACGTGGGGGCACTAAATCAAGCTTTATATCGTTGGAAATTATTCTTGGGCTGATGGAACATCCCGGACGGCATGCTATAGCGCTTCGAAAGGTTGGCGTTACCCTTCGAGAATCGGTGTTTTCACAGTTGGAATGGGCGATTTCCACATTAGGAGCCTATGACAAGTGGGAAATTCGTATTTCTCCACTTTCGATGACATATAAGCCTAATGGTAACAAAATAATCTTCAGGGGTTTAGACGATACAGAAAAGCTAAAGTCAATAAAGCTGCCTAAGGGATACCTTGCTTATGCTTGGTTCGAGGAACTGTCTGAGTTTTCATCATTGGATGAAATCAACAATGCGTTGCAGTCAATAATGCGAGGTGGGCAGTTATTCTGGATTTTCTACTCATATAATCCGCCTGAATCGATTAATAACTGGGTAAATGCAGAATGCGTTATCCCCAAAGGGAACAGAGTAGTACAGAAATCCTGTTATCTTGATGTGCCAAGAGATTGGCTTGGTGAGCCGTTTTTCTACGAAGCAGAGGATATGAAAATCCGACGCCCAGAGAAATGGAAATGGCAGTACATGGGAGTGCCAACAGGGACTGGCGGGGAAGTATTTCGCAATGTATCCGCTATGACGATGACGGATGAGCAGATAAATCAGTTTGATCATATAAGGGCAGGGCTTGACTGGGGATGGAGTATAGATCCACTGGCTTATATAGAGTTCCAGTACGATAGGATGCGTAAAAGTATCTATATTTATCACGAGTACGTAGGGTTGCACATAAGTAATGAACGGATTGCTCAGCATATTCGAAAGCGCCAACCGCCGTGCCCTGTGGTCTGTGATAGTGCCGATCTTAGAGCTATAAGCGCGATACGGGCAATGGGCGTACAGGCACAGCCATGTGTGAAAGGACCTTATTCTGTACGGTCAACGACACAGTTTTTGACTGATGATATAGAACACATCTACATTGACCCGAAACGGTGCCCTAACGCATACAGAGAATTTACAACCTATGAACTGGAGAAAGACAAATACGGGAATTTTAAATCTGATTTCCCAGATAAAAACAATCATTGTATTGATGCTGTGCGCTATGGCATAGGGGAGCGACACATTAAGGCAGCAAGGTCTAATTTGTATTGATTTGAGGTGAAAGAATGGCAGATATTACTAAGGCAACTGCTGAAACGTTGAAAGAGCGTGAGGCAAAGGATAGGGCACTCAGGGCGTTTAACCCGTCGTTTAACAGGTATGGGCTTCTGAAAGATGCCTACTATGGTGTGGGATTGTTTGAGCACGGGGCAGGCCTTCGTAGACATCCGCGGGAATCCATTGAGAACTTTAGAGACCGTCAGGCGCTGGCATATTACTGGAATTATACAGGACCTATAATCAACGCCTATGTAGACCCGATTTACAAGGATGAAATCCGAAGGGAATATAAAGATTCTGAAATGTTTGATAGCTTTTTAAATGACTGCGACAGAGCTGGGACTACATATCAGGATTTCTGCAAGGATGCAGCATTAGCGGCGAAATTGTATGGTGTGGCTTATGTTGTAGTAGATAACAGTAATGTGATGGCTGACAGTTTGGGAGATGCACTCAGTAACAGACAGCTCCCTTTCTTAAAGCTTGTAACACCAGACATGATAAAAGACTGGACAATAGACGTTTTTGGGCGGTTGTCCAGTTTTTCATATACCGAAACCATTCAGACAGGCAGAAATAGTTCAGAGGAGATTACTTATGTTTGGACTCCTAAAGAATGGGCGATAAGCGTAAACGGAAAAACAACCGGAGGTGCTCATAATTTAGGCAAGGTACCGGTTGTTCAGTGGAGAGCTAGAAATACTAGGCTTACAATTATCAAGCCGCCTTCTGAATTCCTTTCTGTAGCCCAGGCTAATTATTTCCTGTTTCAGTTGTGCTCTTGGCATACACAGATTCTGAGAGACCAGGCGTTTAATATTCTGACCATGCCAGATACCGGATCATCTGATATTACGGTTGGGACAAACAACGTGCTGACATATCCACCGGAATCGAATCATACGCCGGCGTTCATCAGTCCGGCTGCAGCTCCTGCTGAAATGTTGACTTCTCAAATGGACAGGACGATTCAGGAAATGTTCCGGATGTCCGGGCTTAATTCCGTTATCGGCTTACAGACTGACCAGTCTAAATCCGGTGTAGCCAAGCAGTGGGATTTCGAAACCACTAATCGCAGGCTTGCGGGATTTTCTGCAAGGTGTGAAAAGGCAGATGCGGCCATTGTGGCTCTCTATGAACTCTGGTCTGGGGATTCTATAGATTATCACTGCGAGTATCCGAAAGACTTCAGAATTAACGATGTAGCGGACAGCCTGGCAGAAGCACAGACTGCACTCGAACTTGGCTTTGATACCCCGACTTATAAGAGAGAAGTTCTGAAGAAGGTGTTGGAAGCATACATGCCAAATCTTGAGCCAGAAACTTACGATGCTATTGTTACTGAAGTAGAGGATGTGGCTAATCAGGCAGTCAGGGACAATGTGTATGGTGCAGAAGGGAATGAACCAGTAGATGCGGTTAACGAAGGCCCGGAGGGCGGCACTGCAGTTTGAGGCAGCCATACAGGAATACCTTAAACAGGGAAATACACCACAGCAAGCTGTAGAAAAGGCTTATGACGATTTTCCAGTTATGAAGATCATGCAGGACGAAATACAGGGGAATTTGGCTACTACTATGATTAAAGCTTCTGCGGGGGCTATTACACTGCATGAGGCCAGACGGGCAACCCGAATGGCTTGGGCGAAGGATGACCTTACTCTGTCGGAAAGAACAACAAAAGGCGGAGAAATGGTACAGGCCATGACCGCCAAGGCAATTCAGGATGCTATAAAGCAAGGGAAAAGGTTAAAGGACTTATCCCTTGATATCTTTAACGGATATACTGTCGGAGGCGTTATACCTACGCAGGATATTCCTAAATGTATGGCGGAATTGATTGCCATTGCAAAACTTAAAAAGGACACAGATTCTAAATTATATAGGCTGGCACTTTCCAAGGTAAGAAATCATCTTAAACGAGTAAATAAGCCAGGAATGAAAGCAGCATACAAACAACTGGTGAAAGCTATTGATTCGCTAGATGAAGCGAAAATCAATAAGGCAATACGCGTTGCTGCTTATGAAAAAACACGATACTTTGCTGAACGGATAGCCAGAACTGAGACTTCCCGGGCATGGAATGCCGGAGTGTTTCTAAGATGGGCCGAGGATACCGACTGTGTTGCTTTCCAATGGAAATTATCTACAGCTCATCCGGTGACGGATATATGTGACCTGTATGCGCATGCGGATCTATATGGAATGGGCCCGGGGATATTTCCAAAGGAGAAGGTTCCAGTACTGCCGGCTCATCCGAACTGTATGTGCAGGCTTAGGCCTGTTATGACAGGTTCAGAATTACTTCAGACAGAACACGCCGAGGATAGGGTGAATAAAGGTGGAACGGATTATCTGAAAAATGCCAGCGCAGAAACCAGAAAAAAGATACTTGGAGTTAAAGGCGCAACGTCATTTGAATACGGACAGCTTACCGACTGGAGAACATCAGCCCGCGGATACAATGAGGAGTATATGACGGGGAGTATTGTGGAAGGCATTAATACGCTGGAAGATAAAATGAAATACAATCTTGCCCCTCCATCGGATGAATTTATAGCAAAACTTGCTAAGGAACAAAATCAACCATATACTATAGGTGTAGAGAAGGACGGCGAAAAACGGTTTTATTCAGACGATGGGAAACCTATATGGCCACCAAATAATGGCGGGATAGGACACCCCGAATTGATATTATTGAAAAAGGGGCAAGAAATTCTAACCAGATATGGCAAAACGAAAGGGAGGTATGTTTCTCCTTTAGGCACAACATTAGAAGAACGTGCTATGCCTAATAGTACAGATTTAGCACAATATCATGAATACGAAGTAATTCGTGATATTGATTCTGTAGAAAAATCAACAATCGCTCCGTGGTTTGGAAAACGAGGGCTGGGTATTCAATATAGGCTGCCGTGTTCTGTAGAAACGTTATTGCAAACGGGGAAAATAAAGGAGGTAAAAACATGACTATTAATGAGCTGAAACGAATTCTTGCGAAAGAAAAAGTATATAAATATGATTATGCTTTTTCAAAAGCAGAAGGTGGGTTCATTGATGTGGTTTTTTATCTTTTGAATAATAACAACCGATTCCAATTCAAGGTAGAAGAAAGAGGAAAGTTAATCGAGTCAAAAGAGTTTAGCAGAGAAAGTGATGCTTGTAATTATTTTCTCACACAGATGTCTACCGATTATCCTCAGTTAAAAAAGTATATTGTTGAATGATTTAGCACTCACAAATGTGGGTGCTTTTGTATTGTCTTTTGTATCAGGCAGGAACTGATACAGACCGCAGACGTTAAAGAACGGTCTTTTTTAGTGCATTAGTAGCAGGCAGGACCTGCGGATATTCTACACAGGAGGTAGAAATTTATGAACATGGCAGAACTCTATGAGGCATTATCCAAAGTAGAAAACGGGGAAACCTATGTTTCTACAATTAAGGCAGAAATCAGCAAGGTGAATGCAGAAGCGGCAAAGTTCCGCACGGCAAAGAATGAAGCAGAAACTAAAGCTGAGGCTAAAATTAATGAACTGAATGCCACTATTGAAGAACTTAAAGCCAAGGGGACAGGGGCCCAGACGGTTACAGAACGCATTCAGAAACAGCTGGACGACCTGACTAAGAAATATGAAGCCAGTGAAAAGGCGAGGGTTGAGGCAGAAACGAAACGAGTAGAAGCAGATATCTTTAATAAGACAGTTGCTGAACTTACCAAAGGAAATGCGGCAGCTCCTGCTGAAGTAGCTAAGATTCTTGTTGGAAATATCCATGCTAAGGATGATGGCACATATGAATTCACTATGGCCGATGGCAAAGCGGTATCCGTTGCCGAAGGCGTTGGTGGATGGCTGAAAGGGAACGCATGGGCAGTCAAGAACACACAGAACACAGGAAGCGGTGCTCCCAATTCTGCTGCAGGAAGCGGGACCACAGGTAAAGCCGTTTCTCTTGCTGACGCAATTAATAACAGTCTTAATTCATAAAAACAAAGGAGATTTACATTATGGCACTTACACTTGAAGCAGCAAAGGCACTTACTACAGACGCCGTACAGACTGGCGTCATTGATGAATTTCAGAAGTCTAACTGGCTTATGCAGCATATGCAGTTTGCGGATGCAGTATCCCCCGTAGGTGGTGGGTCTACTCTGACTTATTCCTATAACCGTGTGGTTACTCAGCCGACTGCAGGCTTCCGTAAGATTAATGCGGAATACACGGCACAGGAAGTGGCAACCAAGCGTTTTAGCGTTGACCTTGCCGTATTTGGTGGCGCTTTCGCTATTGACCGTGTGTTGGCAGGGATGAACGGACTCGCTGACCAGGTAACCCTTCAGATGCAGCAGAAGATTAAGGCTGCATCTGCGCTGTTCAACGACACCGTTATCAACGGTGATAAGGGGGTCAATGATGCTGCGTTTGATGGTTTGGAAAAGGCACTTACTGGTTCTTCCACAGAAGTAACTCCGGTGTCTGCTATTGACCTGTCTGATTCTACAGCCATTGATACCAACTACAAGGCCTTCCTTGACCAGGTGGATTTGTTCCTGGCTAATCTGGATGGTATTCCGTCCGGCCTGCTGATGAATGCAACCGCACTGGCTAAGTTCAGAGCGGTTGCCCGTCGTTCTTCTGCTTATCAGATGACTATGGACCAGTTTGGCCGTCAGGTGGAATCCTACAATGGAATTCCACTGGTTAACCTTGGCACAAAGGCGGGGACTAATGATCCAGTAGTTCCGATTGCTTCTGACGCAGGTACTACCTCTATTTATGCCGTGCGTCTTGGAATGGACGGCCTTCACGGTGTAACCACTCAGGGCGGCACTCAGCTGATTCGCACATGGCTTCCGGATTTCTCTACTTCCGGAGCAGTAAAGACTGGGGAAGTAGAAATGCTGGCTGCCATTGCGTTGAAGGCTACTAAGGCCGCAGGTGTTCTGCGCAAGATTAAGGTAAAGTAATTAATTTATAGGAGGTAAATATGGCTAAAGTATATGCACCGGTAAAGAACTATACAGGAACCAGTGCCTCCGTAGGGTTTGTGAACGGCGTCGGAGAAACTTCTGACGCTCGTTTGCTTCTCTGGTTTGCGGAGCATGGGTATACCG